CATCAGCCATCGTCACGTTGTACTTGGACGAGCCGTTTGTGATTGCATCCACGCCTGTCAGGTAAATGTCAGACCAGAATCCACCAGCCACCAGCGTCATGCCGCGAGGGTCAGAGCAGGAAGGTCTGAATTTCAAGTCCCAAAAGCTGTACTCATTGATCTGAGGAGTAGTGTTGCCAACAGCATTGCCGCCTGGCGCGTAGTGGAATCCACCAATCTTTCGCCAGTTTCCAGCGGAAGGTGGTGATGTGTGATTGCTTGAGGCTTGAATAGTCGCGTCATCTTTCACCCAAACGGCATAATCTGTGCCGGAAGAAAGAGATGGCATAGTGATGCTTGTGCCGCTGGCAGTTGCGCGGATCAGACCGTTGATCTNGACGTACAGGGTAGTTGAGGTGGTCGCCGTGTTGTTGCCGGTTTTGGTGAAGGCGACGATTGAAGAGTCGGCTTTTCTAAAGAGGCCAGCATAAAGCGGTGCTCCGTTAGCCGTGATAGACCCCGACGTATCAATCCGCATACGCTCGGAGCCGCCCCCTGCAAACGCAATCGTGTCTGCGGCGGGGAAGAAGATGCCTGTGTTGGTGTCGCCAACAGTAGTAATAGATGGTGCTGTATTTGAACCCGCAGATACAGTCACATTACCACTGCTGATAGTGACGTTAGTAAGCGTCACATTACCAAAAGAAGTTACTGTGTTACCTAGCTGTACAGCGGTATTACCGATAGTAACAGGGGTAGCAAAGTTGGTGTCTAGTTGCGATAACGGAATTGCCGAAGTCGCAGTACCGAAAATATTAGGAACTGGCATGTTAGAACCTCACTCTTAATTCATGTTCAAACTCAATCGTGTTGACAGTTAGCGCAGGGTCTGTGCTAGTCATTGTCAACCCCAAATACTTACCATACTGTTGTGCATCTGACTTGTACAAGGCGTACCCCGCACTCGTCAACCAGCCTATTGTCGTAGAAGAATTGTTCACCCACGTAAGCGTAACATTCTGATTGTTAAACCAAGTCACACTGTTGTTAAGGGTGTACACAGGGCTAGAACCACTCTCACTATCCACGGTTACATTGAACGTACCACCTGTAGTAAGAGTAGCCTCAATACCAAACTTTAAAGCCTGTTTGGTACGGATAGGGTCACGCATAGGGGACAGAGAAGTCTGTATTTCAGAAGCCACATTTGCAGTCGCATCCCCGTACAAGCGGAAAAGTGCTGTGTCTGTCACACCGTAGAGATTAATCAAGCCACCAACAGGGGCAGAAGAAACGTACCGCAACGCACCCTGGCTGGTGATAAACCACTTCTTCTCAAAAAACACGCACTGTACAAACCTGTCTCCCGTAGTTGTAGGGAAAGTAGGCAGCAGGTAGAAGTTAAAAGCCGCACACAGGATGTTGTTGAGCAAGACTTGACCAGCAGTTACAGGCTTGGTGAAGTCGATGTAGGGGAAAATACCATCAAGCTGGTCAGAAATCTTGCTTGTTGTTGAACCTACAAGGGCATACACCCCGTAGTTATTCATGAACAAAACAGAGCGGAAATAAGGGAAAACAGCGTATTTCAGCTTGCTACCAACAGACGCAGACACGTTTGTGTTGGTAAACAGGGTATCCCCTGTATTTGTAATCCTCACATCTGAGAAGACGTTAATACTGTCTTCACCGTAGATGTACAGGAAGTTGTTGGCAGACACCATGTGCTGGATATTGCCACGCAAGGTTGAGTCAGAAATAGTCTCAGCACCAGCAGAAACAGATGTGAAGTCGGTAGGGCTGGTAGCAGAAGAGAAGGTAACTGTACGCCCTGTAGAAATCCAGACACGACCAGAGAAGGTAGCAACACTGGATATTTCTTCTAGGTTAGGCACACCTATCACAGTGGCATTTGCGTTTCCTGAAGGTGTAGGTGGAGCAGCTATCGTGACAGTTGGGACACTTGTGAAGTTATTCCCCACATTTGTCATGATGACTTCTGTAACAGCGTTACCAAACACAATAGCTGTTGCAGCGGCATTAGCACCGCCTCCACCCGTGATAGTTACAGCGGGAGGAGAAGCAGGGTTATAGCCAGAACCACTGTTTGTTACCTGTATGTACAGAGCACCTTTGGTAAAGGTCAGCAGTTGGGCAATAGCGTTAGCACCACTACCACCACCGCCTGTGATGGTCACTGTAGGTGCGGCTGTATATCCACTACCACCGTTGGTAACAGCAATAGAAGATACAGCATTTGCCGTGATTGTTGCTTCTGCCGTAGCTTGTGTACCATTTGTCTGGTTGGGAGCAGAGATAGTTACTGCTGGCGCAGAGGTATAGCCTGAACCCCTAGCAGTCAAACCTATCCTGCCGACACCACCAACGTTGAGCAAGTCAGTGCCATCCCAAGTAAAGAGTCCTTTATTAGGGTCACCTATAAATACTTCTTCATTCTTCCACTGGGCGATAGACACGTTGGCAGACGAGAACGTGCCTGTCACACCAACATTGCCAACAGTGCCTGTATCTATGATTACGTATTGCGCTCTACCGTCTTCTTGGAAAGCCAACAAATAGTCAGATAAGCCAAGATTGGTGTTGGATAGGGTAGTTACAGTGTTGCCAAACGAGATAGCGTTATTGCCACCATCTTTGAATGTGACTTGAGCAGGGACAATCTTGATGTTGCCAAACCCGATAGGCATGGCATTCTCAATCCAAGAGAACTCCTCATCATCAATAGCTGTCCTGTTGGACTTGGTGTTTAAGCCCTTGAAGTTCTTATAGACAGCATAAGATTTCTTTTGCTCTGCTGCTGCCATGATTAGAAGGTAGAGTAGGGGTCAGGGATTCTGCGTGTGTACACAGAGTTCAACACCGCTTGGATTTGCTTGGCATACTCTTGCTTGTATATCTCAGCTTCTCCATAACTCTGTTCTTTGTACTTGGCTTTGTAAGCCGCATAGAAAGCTACAGGCGTGGTGTAGGGGTCTTGAATCTGGTCGTTAGCGTTGGGCGTGTTCAAACTTAACGCAGTAGGCAAGATAGTGCTGTCTATCTCTACGACATACGACTGGTCAGGGACAGGGCCAACATAGATGGTGTTTTGTCCGTAAACAGAGAAACACACGGGTCTGCCGACATAGTTTTGCCAGTAACGCAGTTGAGCGTTGAAGTTTGACCAGGGCAGATACCGCAGTGGAATACGGCTGTTACCCCAGTAAACGTTGACGTTCAGGATGTCGAGTGTTGTGCCAGTAGCAATAGTGGCATAGGGGATAACTTCCGCAGGGCCAGAATATTGCAGACTGGCTGTGCCATCTGTAAACGGGGTAGAAGGTGGGAAAGTGTAGCCAGAAGCGGGATAAGGTGGAGGTGTAGTACTGAGAACACCACCAGTTACCACTTCATAGATGAAGATGTTGTTGAATAAGAACTGACCCGCAGTAACAGTAGCACCCGCAGTCCAAACGGTTGCGGGTACTCCTGTACTAGAAATTGGGGTGGCAGTAATTTGCAGGGTACGTAAGCACCCAGTATCTCTCGCTACTCGCTCACGGGCATCGTTGATGTAGTCCGTTAGCTCCGAGGTTGACCAGAAGACAGAGTTTGCATCATGCAATAACCGCTGTACTTCCGTGATGTAGGAAGAGAGAGTTGCCATGTTACCTTCATGTTATGCAACCCTCTGATTGACCTTTCCCCCAACGGATTTCTCAATCCGTAAGGGTACTACGCCAACCGCCGAGGGTAACGAGCGGTTCTTTGTTGGAGGCTCTGAAGAAATATATACTTTCTTCAGATTCTCCATTGCTTCTTCAAGTTCGCTGTGAAGACGTATCATGCCCAACTGGACTAGATACTTCTCCTTGTCCTCATCTCCGTAACCAATCATGTGTCTAGCAGCAGGTACAGTAAGTTCTACTGTCTTGCCGACAGGAAAATCATAGCCGACATAGTTGTACTCAGCGTACAGGTCTTTATCGGTGTTATTGGTTACATAAACGAGTTCTGTCATAGTGATACAACGTCACCGTATACGTGTATTTCAACCGTGTTGTTTGCAGCAGCCGCTGTGTTAACGCACAAGAACAAAGAACCAGAGTAGATTGTTGTGGCAGTGTTTGCTGTCAGGTTCAAATCTTGGTACTTGGTTGTAGCTGTTACGTTTGATAACACAGTTGCATTTGAAACTGCATTTGCAAGCGCACCATCACTACTTGTTAAAATAGTGACGTTTGCAGCAGCAACAGTTCCGTTTGCTTGAGACACGGTTATACGGCGAACAATGTAGCTTGTACCGATAGTAGGAATAACAGCAACAGCATTACCAGTGCTTCCCAAACCTACGGGAGCAGAGGTAACACCGATAACGTAATTGCCAAAGCTATCGGGATAACGAGTTCCTACAGCATTCGAGTTAGCCATGCTATCCCCTTATGTTGTGTAAGTGCTGTTTGCGTTGATACCACCATTGATGGTCAATGCAGTAACTGCACCTGCGCCAGCAATAGTAGATTGTGCAAACACGTTCACGCCATCAGACAAAATCATGCCGCCAGTGTTATTGGCAAGCAAGGTTGTGATGGATGAGCCGTTATTTGCAGTAATCACCACGTTAGCAGCGGGAAACAGCATATAAGTACCAGCAGGAATCACTGTGCCAGCGTTAGCGGCAGTCAGTGAAACATTGGAGAAGTAAGCACCAGCAGTGTTGGTGGTTGCATTCGCCAGAATGATTTTATTCATTGCTAAAGCCATGTCTTTTTCTCCTTACAGTGAAAGGTAGTTGTAACCCGTCACCTTGGTCATGGCTTTGGGCTTGACGTTCACCAATTCGGCAATCATCAAAACCGCACCGACATAACCAATTTGCCAGTTGGGGAGAGTGGACTCAAAGCCTGTAAACACAAACGAACCTTGCTCATGGATGTACAGAGACAAGTAGTTAGTGTTCAGGAAGTACACAGTACCTTCTGGGCAGTAGGGGTCTGGATAGATAGGTACGCCAGCAACCATCAAAGCACGGAAAGCTGCTTGAGGGCCATTGGTTTCACCGTCAAAACCTGCACCTGGGGTGATAACGTATTGCTCTTGACCAACAAAGTCTTGAGCCAACAGTGTCCAAGTACCAAATCCGCAAACACCAAACGAAGGCATTTCAGCACCGTTTTTGACAGTACCAGAGATGTATTGCAGGATGTTTTGACGGGTTGGGTTCACAGAGCCAGCGGCATACTGTGAGGACTTCCACCAAGTGTAAGTTCCACGGTCAATATTGCCGTAAGTACCAGAGTTAGCAACAGCAGCGGGCAAGCCGATGAACTGTTGTGTATTGGTTGTGTTGTTGTACAAAGCGGTTGCCATTGCATCCATCATCACGTTGGTTGCATCGTTCATACGAGCTTCAATCAACGGAATAATGGCAGCATCTTGCTGAACTGCGCCTTCCATACCGAGGAACGGTACAGGAGAAATCATCAGTTTCAGGTCGAATTCAGCGTTGTAAGCACCTTGTTGGACTGACGGTTGGGCAAAAGAGCCACTGTAGTCAGACCATTGAGCGTTCACAAACTGTGCGCCTTGGACAGGAACGGTTACAGAAGAAACACCACCAGAGGCAGGCTGACTGTTGGCAATCAGAGCCGCCATCAAGGGCGTGGAGTTATAAAGCTGGACAACCAGCTTGGGAATAAAAGCTCTACGAGTTACATAAGTCAGTTCGTTGAACTGTGCTGACCCTGTAGCTGGTAGGATGCCGCCGCCAATAGCCATAAGGCCTCCTTACGTGGTTTAAAAAATTACCCTCTTACAACCCAATAGGACGTTGCGGTTTACGCAGGTCATTGAGCGCATTCATTGCCTCGTTCCGTGCAGCGGCTGCTGGATTCTTCCAATACTTGTTCAAGTCAAATTGCTTGACAGCACTTGGGTTGTATCCAGTTGAAGTAGGCACTGCTGCTTGCTTCATCCACTGATGGTACTCAGCTGCTGTTTCGTGGTTAGTGATGCCACGCTCCAACATAATTTTTTCTACGTCATCAACTTCTGACTCGTTAGAAATCAAACCCTTACGCATGAGAGACTGGCGGCGTTTTTGCAACTCCTCCATTGCTTCTTTCTCACGAATCTTGGCTTCTAAGGCTTGCACACGGTCTTCAGACTTGCTGACGGCACGGTGTGTGTAATCTTCAATGTCAAGTTCAGGGATGGGCAAGTCGGGTTTAACTTTCTTGGTCATCCGCAAGAAGTCTTTGCGAGTGTCGGGATTTTCCGCAAGAGTTTGTGCAAGTGCTGCCAACTCGTCACGGGCTTCTAAGGACAGATTTTCTAATGACATATTTTTACCCTCTTTATACGATTAGATTACTTTTTTGCCATCACCAGGCTTTTGAACAGCCATGCCTGTTTTGCCAACTTTGCCAGGGGCACTCAAGCCACCGAGTTGAGAAAAACGAGGAGTGTTGGTGATAACGCCATTTTGCTGATTGTTGTCAGTTGGTCTGCGGGGTGCGGCTGCGCCACGGGGCTTGAATAAGTCCATGATGATTCCTTACATTGGGGGAGGAGGAGGCATACCGCCAGATGGGGGCATACCAGGGATAGGTGCTTGAGCCATTGCTTTGCCTTCAGGGGTAGCACCACCCGCCTGGGGTAAAGTTTGGAGCATCTGAAGAATTTCAGATTGCTGGAGTTCGTTGGTCTTGCCTTTGCGTGGGCCAATCAGACCGCTGAGTTGGCGAATGGCGTTCAAGGCTTTTTGTCCCTCCGCAGATTCTGAACCAAATGCGGGAAGAGATTGCTCTAACAAGTCCATTGCCATACTGATGTTGATGAGAGCAGCTTCTTTGCTTCCCATCTTTGGCTCAGGTGTGGACATGGGAGATGCCATTGGAGGTGTTTCAGCATCAGACATGTCGCCAGTTGGCATTTCTGCTGGCGCAGGAGAAGGAGCACCCGCTGAACGGCTGCCTTGCATTAACTCCATCAACTTATCTGTTGGAACACTCATAATCACTCCTTGCCGTGTTTGTAACCACTTACTTACACTTTGTCAATAGGTGGGGGGCTTTTATGTCTGCCCCCCAAGACAAATCCTTACGGATTACTTGCGGCTTTTACGGCCTTTGCGAGCTTTGCGTGCCATGTTAATGACTCCTTCAAAGAGCGGTCACCTACTTTAAGGGGAGGCAGCCACACCCTTTTCCCTTTCGGGGAAACTTATCTGCGGTGCTTACGCCCACGTTTTGCTGATGTGTACATGTTTAACCTCTTTTTGCTTGTCTTTTTGAATAAGTTGGAACTGGTTTACGAGGGCGAGCTTGTCCTGAAGGAACACTAGTAACTGGAGTTCTAGGTGCATCAGGTTTGCTTGGAGCTGGCCCAACTCTTGGGCCTGTTGCGTATTTTGTCATGATATTCAACTCCGAGTTTGTTGACGGTTGGAGTCCCGTTGACTCCGTCCATACGATGTTTTATACCCAGTTTGACGCATTGTCAAGTTAGGACTTGCTTCGCTTCTTTTCAGTGAATCTGTTGATGCCCGTGGCTGGTCAGCTTTCGGGGCTGTCATTGCTTGTGTTGCCATCATCCCACCTTCTTCAATTCAGGTTTACCCTCTGCCTTGGGCGGCTGCTGTTGCTTTTGAGCTTGCTCTTGCTGTTGAGCTTTGGCCTGCTTCTCTTCCATCTTCTTCAGCCGTTCCTTGAGCAATTGTTTCATTGGCGGCTCAATCAAGTCAAGCAAGGATTCTTTGTCGATGACCTGCGCTTGGAACAATTCAAACGCCAATTTACGGCTGTCTTCCATGAAAATGGGGCTGTTGGAGTGAGCGTCCACTTTCACTACATAGTCTTTGGTGAACTGTTCTGGGATGAACTTTCTACCTTCAGTGTCTGTCAGGTGAGTCTTGTCGTAGGCTTGCATACACTTGAGGTACAGGGTAGCCAGCTTCTCCAAGCTGTCCTCAATGACGAGCGCACGTTTCTTGGCACGGCTTGAACCCAGACGAGCAAGTTGGGAGGCGTGACCAGACGAGCGTACCCCTGCTTCGCCTCGGCCTTGCAAGACGCTCACGATACCTGATGCCTCTTCAAACATCAAGTCAATCTCGCCAATTTCTTTGAACAAGT